CATGACCGTCCCAAGATGGCCTTGGGCGGATTCACACCTAAACAGCGACTGGCCATGGCTGCGTAACGTTTCTACTTCTGCGCCCCTTGCAAAAGGGGAGAATTACTGGATCACCGCTGGGAATACTCACGATTTAGATGAGATATTGTCGCACTATGACGAAGATTTTAAAATATCATCGCCTGTGATTGTTCAACTTCAGGCGGATCCAACTGAAATCCTTCGAGGTAAGTCAGCTGTAACAGCCTAGATTAGAAACGCGCTTTGCTTTGCTAATTTTCAGGGGCTGTTCCCTGTCGAGCTCAGGCAAGCCATATACCCAGCCTAGAGTTGTTAGGTGCCCTGAACTGGTATCCAGCACTCGCACCTTGGGATTAGTTTTGAATGAAACAGCTTCTTTTGCAGCCTCATCAGGTAGGTTCAGTATCTGGATGTCGCTTCGACCTTGGAGAAGTGAATGAATTTGCAGACCAGTGGTGCCAGCTTCTCCATCAATAAAAATGATAGGTTTGATGGTGATTTTCTATGTGTGAGGTATTTGAAACTCTTGCATTGTTAGTTGTGTATTCCCCGTGAACCGAAACGCCGGTTGAATTAATGAGCGTATTTCGCAATGCACTCATAGAGTGTTTTACGATCTAGTGGTTTTATTAAATAGTCCTGCATACCAGCATCAAAGCATGCAAGACGCTCGCCTGACATCGCATTAGCCGTTACAGCAATGATTGGTAAAGTACTGAAATGTTGATCTAATCGGATATGTCGTGTAGCTGCAATGCCATCCATTACTGGCATCTGGATATCCATCATAATCAAATCAAACGGCTCTTCCGCGTGTGCAAGCAAATCAAGCGCTTCTTCGTCTTGTGTCGCAACAATCACATTGGCGTTCACTTTGTTAAGCAACGCTAATAACAATTGCCTGTTAAGCACGTGATCCTCTACGACCAAGATACGAACTCCCGTAAAGTCATATCCGCCAACAGGAGCGACGTGCGTCGTGGGAAGTGAATCAACCGTTTCAGGTTTCTCAGCGGCTTTAAACGGCAAATCAACAAAAAAGTGCTGCCAAGGCCCTGGTGACTTTGGACCGCAACATGCCCCCCATTCGGTCACACAATTGCCTGCAAATAGCTAGCCCTAAACCCGTCCCACCAAAAATACGAGTTGTGGATGTATCGGCTTGGTTAAACGGTTGGAATAAATTATTCAATTGAGCTTGGGACATCCCAACCCCTTGATCTTGAATTTCAAGGTGGAGCATATTTTTAGACGACTCAGTAACCCTTAGTGTCACACTTCCGCGTGAAGTGAATTTAATTGCATTTCCAAGCAAATTGTTTAAAACTTGTGAAATGCGTAAAGGGTCCGATTGAATCCATTCAGGCGTCGACGGTGCGATCTGTAACTCTAAAGAAAGTGCTTTGTCTTCAGCCCCTAAACGCTGCATGGCTACAACATCGTTGAGTAAATCGGGCAAGTTGAAGCGAATGGACTCAATTTCTAACTTGCCGGCTTCAATTTTGGAAAAATCAAGAATGTCACTCAAAATTCTCAACAAAGAAATAGCCGCGGTATGGGCGCTGCGCACATAACGCTCGGCTTGCTTGGGTACCATAGCTGAAACTCTATCAGCATAAGCGTAGTTTGCGCAGCATCGGAAGTTAATTGATCACATGTGATCACGGTTGCATTGACAGTGGGATCAGGTACAGCGTTGGTGGTGCTTGTTTTAACTCGTCTGGCAAAGGCGGAAACTGCGGACAAATCAATTGAGCTGATTTCGGTCCTGTTGAGCACCCGCCCAGATACAAAAGCACGACTAGACAACAAACTAAATTTCTTACGATAGTCATCAGAGATCTCCTTCGATATTTGGTTTTGAACTTGAGCTACATCGGTAGCGTGTTGCTCTTGCTTTGCTTGTGCAATTTGCACGGCTTGTTTCTCAGCATCCCACCGGCGCTGCAGACGGGATTCCCCCATCTGCAGGCCTAGTAAAAACGCCATGAGAAGCAGCAGCCCCTTGAGGAGCAACGATTTGTTTAGATCGACAAATTCTCGGATCCAGCTCATACGCCCTCCCCGTCCAACGAACCCAAGTTGTAGGTACCAATCAAACGGATCAGCTTGTCGGCATAGTCAGGATCCGTGGCATACCCGGCTTTGAGGAGCGCACGAGCAAAGGTCTGCGTCGAGACACACAGGAAGCAGTCTTTGTAGCGAGGGTTGCGTTTTAAGAATGCGGCATGGTCGTCCACACTGGCCTGCCAGGTTGGGTACTTGCGCCACTTGGCGGGCACAACCACCCACTGCCCTCGGATGAACTCCTTGGTGTCAAGCGTCACAGTCTCACCGCGCCACAAACTGTCTGCCTTGATACCGAACAGGTTATTGGCCGTCTTGGTCAGCCCTGATTCACCCCAGCCAGATTCCAGTGCAGCCTGACTCACGGTGATGCTGGCCGGTACACCCGAGGACTTGTGACAAGCCCGCGCGGCAGGCCCAATGAAAGCAATGAAGTCTTGTGGTTTCACAGCATCTCCCTTACGTCTTTGGCAACCTGGTCGATGGATGCATCTCGCCGCTGCTCAATGAAAGTGAAAAGCCAACGGACCATGGCCCATCCGGGCAAGCCGCATGCAAAGATCAAACCGCCCATGGCACATAACCCCACCGTTGAGAACGCCCAGTGGTGAATCTGGAAATACTCGATCGTGGTCGCACCACCGCCAATGCTTGAAACCACCGTACTAATTAGTCCGACCGTCCATTCACGCTTATCGCGAGGTGGCGTCATGAGCATGACCACGACTGCAGCAAGCGTTGCTCCACTAGCTGCGGCAGCAGCCGTTCCGCCAAAGGCTTTGTATGCAGCGGCGGCTCCGGCCACTCCACTACTCGTTGGTTCTGGCATTTCTTAACCCCCAAAAAAATACCCGCCCGAATCGCTTCAAGGCGGGTTGTGAACAACTCGTTGGTTTATATTTGATCGGCGGTGTGAACTGCAGCGCTTTCTGCCACGCAGCTCACCTCCACCAAATTAGCGCGGGGTTTGACACTCATCACGCGTGCCATTTGGGCCCAGGTCTGCCCCACCCCAAAAGCAAAGTGCGTTCGCTCCTCACCTCCCCCGGTTTGGATGCCAACGCTCGGCGCTTGCTGTAGCACCGCATGCCGATCTGTCGCTCCACGCGCCACACCCATCGGATCAGTGACAGAACCATCCAAACGTCTCAACGCGATGTAATGATTCGCCCCTGTTTGCCAAGGCAAGCGTTCAGAACAAACCAACACCCTTGATGCGCCATCCCAAGACAAGGCCTCACCACTCACACCCCAGCTGGGCATGTCATGACTGATGGCCACCAAGTCGCCGTAGGTCGGGATAAGCCCTTCAAGCTCCGTCCTAAAAGTGATGACTCGCCTGCGGTACCGATTGGCTGCCGCGATGTACTTTCCCTCGCGCATCGCTTGGGACTTGTCGGTACAACCAAAGAGCTTCAAACGCGCAGGCTTAGACAGGGCCGAACCCGCAAGGGCTACCGTCACCTCATCAGGCTTCCAGCTCTTCGGATTGAAGTACTCCACCGTGACCGCATCCGCTGTTGCGTCTCCGGGCATTACATACTGGATCTTCAAGCTGCTTCGTACGATGTTTCGGGTGGAGAACAAGGCCACGGGGATGGTCTTGGGTTCGTCTCGAACAATGCGCACGATGCCGCCTTGCAAGAATGGCACCGCGCGCCCCACCCTGGCGATCTGCCCCATGGCATCCCAGACCGTCAGGTTTTGGTCGAACACACCATTGAACGTATCCCCACGTACAGACCACACACCATCCAGTCGTGCGAGTGCATTCAGGTCAATCTTTGCGTCAGATAAAGCTGCCCCGTAACTCGCGCGCGCTGCATCTGCAAAGGCCCAAGCAATTGAACGGGTGGCTTGAGGCGCACTCCAGCCTGAGGTCTTTGACCAAACAGGTAACTTTCGTGTGACCAAGCAGTTCACCAAACGAGATGAGCGCTGAGACAAGTTGTCCGTGGCGCGCATGCGCAATGCCAGCAAGGTCAAATCTGCTGGCAATGTAGGATTGACTAAATAGCCCTTAGCCTGCCCCCAGCGAAGCTCATGTCCTGCTCGGGTACTGGTGTCTTTGATGTCTAACCGTTGAACGCGGACCTCGTAGCGCCCTGCGCCCACTCCGTATTTGTAGGTTCTGCGCTGCGCCGTATTGGTGGCTGCCGAGTAGGACTCATCTGCAAGGTGAAGCCATCCAGAAGTGGCATCCCCATCGTCGTTGATGGTTCTCGCCTCAACCCGCCATTGAACGGTTCGACTATCCAGCGTCCCGCCGTCAGTCGCGTAGTACAAGCCACGCATCATCACAACGTCAATTCCAATTTGATTGACGTGGGTGCCCGCAGGGTTGAGAGCAAAGGGGCCAATGATGCTGCCGCCCGTATCAGCGACGGCAATCAATTCCTGCCCCGTCACCTCAGCCGCTGTCACCACATCGTTGTTGAACAAGGTGTTTTGACCGCCTGGCTCAATGACTTGAGCTTGCACTTCTTCAAACGAAGAAATGGGACTGTCATCAATCGACAGCTCTTCAAATTGGAAATGCCCAATGCCGATCACATGGAGCTGGTGCAAGTACTCCTCATTGTCAACATACTCCGTATAAGGCATCGCAGCCAAATCCGGATAAATCAGATGCTGCCCATACACAACAGGAATCGGCTGGGACAGTCGACCGTAGTTGCCACGCGCCTGCAGTGAGTAAGTTGGACTCGGTGAAGATGAGCTGGCGGTTGCATTGGGCAGACTCTGATTGGGTAAAGGCACCAAGGCATTCACGATGATGGAACCCGTCACAGCGATTGCGGCCGATGCCACCGAAGTCGCTACCGCCCCTGAATATCCAAACGATGCGGCCAGCTGAGCTCCATAGGCGTTAGCCACAACCAATACGGCAATCATCAAAACCGTCTGTAACGGGTTCTTACCTCCCCCGCCTCCACCTTGTGGCAATGACACCAGTGCGATGACATCTCCCGCATCGATGGGAGTCACACTGCGTTCGGCCTTGAGTACAGGCTTGCCGTTCTTGAGCACTAGCGTTGGTTGCTCAAAGACAATTTTCTCTTGGTTCATCCAGTGGCTAATCGTTGGATTGCCTTGAACGTGATGGATATCACGCTCATGTGGATCGAACGGGTTTCGCAGCCAAACTACGACACCATCATTGCTGCTTGGCATGGCTCACCTCGAAATGCATAAAACCCCTCGACACGCCAGCCATGACGGTCTAGCGCCCACAAGTCCTGAAACACCACGCCGACAACTTGCGCGCAATGCAACACACCACCACCATCGACGTCTAGCCAAACACCGACATGCACCGGATATCTGGACTGACGCATTAACACAGCGTCCCCATTTTTTGGCGTTGGCACGCGCTGCCAGCGTTTTCGCTCAGGGTGTTCTTTGAACGTCTTGAGCACCACTCGCAGATTTAGCGCGTCCACAGGGATGAGCGGAAGCGCACGTCCGAACTGATGTCTCTGCACGCATAAAAAAAGGCCCCAGCAGTCAAATGACTCGGGGCCTCGTGCGCCTGCTATCCATGGGCGACCTATGTATCGGTGCGCCCAGTAGCCGTCTGTTGGTTTCATGGCTTACCCATCACCGGGCAAGACCCGGAAACTCTGTCGAGGTGTACAACCGACCGGGAAATGCTTTGTTCCCGATATCCACCATTCGCGCTCTTGCTGTCACTCGCATCACATCCGCTTCCACCTCGGTCAGTACCAGCGTGATGGGAGGGTCCATCTGCGGCCCCTCCACATCATTTGACAAGTACGGTCGATAAGTGACTTCGATGGAAGCCTCTGACTCCGAAGCAGCATCAAGATGTTTGACGATTTCGCGTGAAACGTTGTCCAAGGTCAGCACGACCTCAGGAACAGGTGCGATGTCCACAGGCGGCAAATCTAAATCGAACCCCATTGCCACAAACCTCACCGTTTCACTTGAGTTCAACGGTGCTGAGGCTTCGAGGCGCGCAAAGAGGTCTTGTTGGTCTCGCACCACCCGGATTGCGGTTGTCACGCCCGACTCATTTTTAAAGTCCGGGTGACGCAACTCCAAGGTATGCAGGATCACCACATCCGATGGCGCACTGGCATACGCCTCTCTTATGGCGTCGGACAGGGAAGCATCAGGCATGAGATACACCAATAGGAATAAAGCGTCGCTCTGGCACACCTTGACTTACCCCCGCAGACAAACCAAAGATATCTGAACGACTCTCAGGCAAATCGCCTTCAATGCGATAGACAGAACACCCTGTCAGATGCTCAACTGCAGCGACAAAAAATGGAACATGATCCGAGTAGGCGTTATCACACGCGGCATCCCACAACGGCCCCTCTAAAAACATACATGCGCCCTTGCACGCCTGTACAACGGGGCAATTCATGCACTCTTTGCGATGACTCCAGTGGGTCGAAGTTTTAACCGCCACAGAACTCAAATCAGAAAGATGGCCCGCCTTGTGCGGCTCCCCATTCGGAGCCGTAGAGACCGCACTGACGTTTTGACAAGTCAGCACATTGCCATGGAGATCAACTGCTAAGTTATCTGCGTTATCCATCCCGCATTTCTGACCTAAAACAGATGCAGGCCGTCTCTCCAAAATACTCTTCGCCCAATCTCGCATGCGAGCGTTTGCGACATCAAGAGAAACAATTCGTCCGCGTCGAATTTCATCTAGTGACTGGCGACGAAATGCAAATGCTTGGTCGTCAGATTGCAACGAGTTAGCCAAACCCCCTGCGTCATACGGATCCACGAATGCCCCCTCACCGATGACAAGAGTTGGGTCTCCTGTGAGTTTGAGGAAGAACTGAGCAATCGCCTCTCGGCTGGTGTTGGTCCGGTGCACCATGGCATTGAACGAAATGCGCCGCTGCGGAGCCAAACGCTCATACAGATCCAAGATACCGGCTTTGGCTTGTGCGTCCTCTAGCGGGTCAGGCCCTCGTGCAGGCTGCCCGGGACCGTCGTGGCTAATCCCCACACCAAACCCCATCTCATCAAGCCACGCATTGATTTCGGGGGTGAGGAGCGTGCCGTTGGTCACCATGCCAAATGAAGCATTTGGAAACTTAGCGCGCAAGTGCTCAGCCAAAGGTTTGAGCGTCTTGATGTAGACCAGCGGCTCGCCTCCCCAAAACTCAATCCGTTGTGGGGACTCACTCAAATTCGCCTCAAGCAAGGCCATGAATGCAGGCACATCATCCTTGGTCGTCTCCTCGGCATGGGGAACAAACCTTTGGCTGCAATAGTCACAGGCATAGTTACAAGAGAGACCGAGCTGAATTTTTAAGACAGCTGGAGATGACTTGCCGCCTGGCGCATATTGACTGATGGCTTCAATCGCTCCAACGCTCCAACTTTTATCCACATACGGCAAGGGCCATGGCGAACCACGCGAATCAAGCAGCTCACTTGTTTGGTTGTCATAGATGAGTGAAACATCCTGCCCAAGACGGTCGTGGGCTTTCAACTGAAATCGGGCCATTACGAGTTCTCCTTTGCTGTCGACTGCTCTGTCTCTTGAAATGCCTC